AAGTTTTTATTGTGCCATTATCATTTATTGCTTTCATATTATTATGGTGTTGTATCTGATGTATAAGTTAATATTGAATAGTTAAAAACAGCAGTTGCATCATCATCTATACATTCTACTATTAAAACATTTGTAGATGATCCATCATAATCATTACCACCTACCTTGTTAAATGTTTCACTTGTTGCAGCATCAGAATCTAATGTAATAGTTTGTGATCCTGTTAGATTGTGTATAGTTAATACTTGCCCTGTTTTAAAGTTTGTAAAATCAAACTCTATTGCTCCTGTTAAACTACTACCCATTACAAAGTTTGTGGCTGATGACCAATCTACAGAAACTGCTCCTGTATATGTTGTTATACTACCACTTGCTGTATATCTGTTTTCTAATTTTGCATGAGTAACTCCATTATCATTTAGTGATATAGTTACATCTCCTGTTGCTGAATCTCTTGCTATTGGTGCTGTTGCAGTTATACTACCTACATCACCTGCATCATCAGTATATAACTCATCAAAGTTATCATTGATTTTATCAAATGCTACTCTGAGAGTATCCCCAGTGCCATCATTTGCAGTTGTGCCAATTCCTATAGTTTGTTTAGCCATATTTTTTTATTTAAAATTCTGTTGCATCTGCTGTAAATAGAGTTGTATCTGCTGTTTCTTTAGTAGTATCTGCAGTAAAGAATGAACCATCAGCATTGAAAGGATATACAATCCCCCATCCATTTGCTTCATTTGTATTACCCCAGTAACTAACTGGATATATTGCACCATAACTCATATTATAACAATAATTTTTTTTCTAATTTGTTATTTAACTTATTTATATATTCTTGCAGCTTAACCACATTTTGCTGCTTAGGTTTGTATTTCTTCTTTAGAGTAGCCATCCACCAAATACATCTTTATCAGGATACACATCTTCATTGCTGTTTGTATAGTACTCACTAAATTTACTTGGAGCATGAAATGTTAAATACTCTATTAATCTATTAGTGTAGTATTGTGCTGTGTTTCTTTCTTTCTCTACTAGGTAATCTACCTCTTCTTTTGTTACACCATCTGCATTTTCACTTGTATGTTTAAACACCCCTTTGTTTGCTATTGTATAATTGCTAAAAGGTAAATACTCTACCATAGTCCAATGTAAAAGGCAGGGTTTTATTTGTGTGTTTACTAAAGATAAATAATCACCAGCAAGTGTACCTCCTACTATATCTGCTTTTATTTTATTTATTAAATCAGATCCTAAATAATTTTCTATATGTTTATCTTGTGCAATCTTTACATACTGTATAAACTTATCAGTATCTACATTGCCATTCATTGCAGTAAATTTTACTACATCCTTTCTTGATACAAGTAGTGCTTCTGCCATTATCTTGGGTTTTTATATCCATTATTAGGCATATCAGCAGGTTTTCTACTAACAAGATTTGGCTCTTGTGAAGATGTAGGTGCTTTAATACCTTCTTTTGTTCTTTCTGCTCTATAAGCTGGTTTTGCTTTTGGGCTATTAGGATCTGGTTTTACACCATCTCTAAATATATAAGTTTTTCTTAACCAATAATGTTTGCAGTTTGCTCCACCTTTATACAAAAATATATTGTAGCTAGATTCTCCAGATGCTGCTAGTTCACTATTTGCAGTACTGTTTTTATTAAGATCTTCTTTTCTATATATTCTTTTTGCTCTAACCATCTTTCTGCAAAACTCCCTAGAGTTACCACTTACAATTAATGGTGCATACTGATACCTTACTAAGTACCTTTTACCTGTTTCTGTTTCACCATCAAGCTCACTATTTGCTGTTGCCCTATTTGGTACTACAGATGCTAAACTCAGCATTTTATCCAAAGCCTCTTCTTGCTCATAATCTACTGCTCTCTCATCAAAAAGTTCCCAGCCCTGCTTTAAAAGCTCCTCCTCACTCTCTCCTAGTCCATCTAGCATTTCTAGTAGTTGCTCATCACTAGGCTCTTCTTTACTGAGCTTTACACCTGTTTCTTCTTCTCTTGCTTCATCTGTTACAGCATTATCTGTTTCTATAAATTCAAGAGGTTGCAATGTTTTAAAATATAATTTTAAGCTTATCTCATTTACTGCTAGTATAGAATCCATACAATCAATAATTAGATCTTGATAAGGCTTTATAGTTACATTTTGAAATAGTAGTGAAGCTGTTTTTATCTCATCTGCATTATTACCTAAACCATTATTACCATCTCTAATACCCAAAAGTAAAGGTGAGGTAACTCTATGTGCGACCATTAATTTTTGGGCACACTCATTAGAAAGATACTCATAGTGAGCTGGTGCATTATCTAAGGGTATATCATCTACAGTTGTTTTACTTTCTGCATTGTTGTTAAAAGCAATTATTACTTTCTCACCTCTGCTACCAGTAAGCTTATGCATTACATCAGATTTAATCTGTAACTGCTTTTCTCTATCTGGTACACCATTGTTAAAGTTTACTACTTTAGTACCACTAAAACCATTTTGTACATCATTGATCAGGTAATCTGCTATCTCACTTTCTAATTCTGCATAGGCCAAACCACCTTGATAATCTACTGGGCAATAATAAGAATAAGAAGATACATACTTCTTTACTATCTTTATTTCAGGCTCTATACCATTACCAAAACCAAATGCAGCTATTCTTTCTGGTTTCTCATGCCTTTTCATTTTTGCCCAATTAGGATGATAGTAGTAAGCTTCTATATCACCATCATCAGAATACTTTTCTGCTCTTAGTGTTTCTCTTGGGAAGTGTTCAGCTCTTACTACTTTACCATCTTTGTATAATACTTGGAAAGATGCCTCTCCTAATAGTTTAAGATCAAGAGATACTTTCTTTAAACATTCATTATGGAATATAGATTTTAAAGCTGCATACTCATCTGTTTTAGTAGAGCTATCTAAAGCATCTATACCCTTACCATATATCATATTTGTAACACCATTTATTATAGCATTGTTAGTTGTGCTATTGGTGTATAATTCTATAAGGTATTTGTAATAATCATTATCTTCTCCATAATTTACCCACTTGTTTTTTTTATCCTCTTTTACTTTGGGTTTGTTATAAGAAGAAAGATTTATTATGTGTAAGTTTTCCATGTTATAAAACTATAAATTCATTTGCTACACTTTGCTCTGTATATGCACTATTGTTTATTGAATAGGTATCTACAGTTTGATTAGTGCAGAATATTTTATCTCTAAATATTAGATTACTACCTTGTGTTATTTCTAATGTATAAAAGGTATCTTCTACTAAAGTAAAAGTATTACTATATTGATAATAATAATCATTAGCAGTAAAAGAAGTTGTTGTTTGATTAAACACTTCTTTGTTTGTAGTTTCATTAGTAATCTTAATAGTATAGGTTAAACCTGAAGTATAAGATCTTGGTATAAAACTAAATGTTTGGCTGCCTGTAGATTTTTGCAATACAATCATATATATACAATAAATGTTTATTCAATTTGTTATTGATAGGGCAAATAAAAAAAAGGGTAACATTTCTGCTACCCCTTTAAAATCAAAAATCAAATCAATTATGAATTTGTTCCCTCTGTAATAGTAATAGTACCACTTAGTCCTGCCATTTGAGAGAATGGGAAATCTCCTGATGTTGTATCAACATTTATAAAATTAGCAGGTAGTTTTTCTTGGGATGTTAAGGTTAATGTATATCCTGATAAATCACCCATACCAGCTCCAGTTACTATTGTACCTCCACTAACATCTGCTCCATGTTCTAATCCCATCAAGAAACAATTATCATTGTAATCTTGTACTACAACATGAGGCCTTCCATAAGCCAAAAGCTTTAGCTCTTTATTATCTTCTTTTGTTAGTTTCTTAAGTGTAAGGTTTAGTGTTTGCTCAAAAAATACAGTACCATTTTCTCTTGAAGCTGTTACTGTTTGCTCAAAACTACTATTACCTTTCAACTCATATTTAAAAGCAGTTAGATTATTTGATGAATCTCCTGTCATATTAGTAATCTCATCATCTGTTTGTGTAACAGTTCCTAAATCACCAAAATCAACAAAGTAAACATTCTTTAATCCTCCTACTACATCTTTACAAGGTTCTTTTCTACCTCTAGTTAAATCACAAGCCATATTTTTATAGTATTAAAAAAGGGTAGGTAGGCACAAGGCTCACCCACCCTCTAAGATTAAACTTATTTACTTATTAAGAGTAAAGTACAATATCAGATCCAATACCATATTGAACCCCTGCACTAAATCTCATTACAATTCTTACATTATCAGAACCATCAATATCAGCCATATCAATAACTTTTACTTCATTGTGATCTGCTAATAAACCAGTACCAAAGTATAAGTTAGATTTTTGTGCTAATACTGCTCTGTTATCTGCTAAGCCTGTTGCTAAGAACAATCTCACTCCATCAAAGAAAGTAGGTTGTAATGCTTGGTTTGTACCTTCTGATCTGTAACCAGCAGCACCAACACCATTAGCAGCAAATCCACCTAAAGCTCTAATATAAGCTTGATAAATATTTCTACTTACATATAATGTTAAATCCTCTTGCCCAAACAGTGCAGAAGGAGCAGCATCTAAAATTGCACCAAGCTGTGCAATAACATTAGAAGAAGTTACTGTAGTTGAAGATACATCAACAACATCAGAATCTGCTGCCATTAATGTAGTTAAACCATCAAATTCTCCATTGTTAGCAGTAGCACCTCTCCAGATGTTTTGCTCAGTTTTCTCAGCTACTTTAGCTGCTACATGTCCAATTAAGAAATCAGCAAAGTTAGAAGGTAAATCATTATGTGCAGAGAATCCCATCTCTTGTGCCATAAATGTACTTATATAATCCTTCTTACATAATTGTAAGTTTACTTGCTGAAACTCAGGTTGTATAATTCTCTCTGATATTGTTACAGTAGATGTAGGATCAAAGTCACAAGATGCATCTTTAATTACATCATCAATACCTAATTTTTGCACAACACTTTTAAATTTAATGTTGGGCATAATTTCAATTCCACCATTATCAATGGTTACACCACTTAATAAAGCTGCAGCCACATATTTAGATGCACTCTCTCCAGCATAAGAAGTAGTAATAGTTTGCGTAGTTGCCATTTTTTATCTATTTATTTTTTAATTATTAACTAGGATCTGTAGCTGTAATTGCTCCTGCTGCACTTCCTACACCATTCACAAACCAGTTTGATCCATCACACTCAAGTTCTATATAGTCTCCTGCAACAGCAGTAGAAGCTACAAAGTTAATTTGATCTTCTTCTACAGCAGCTACACTTGCACCATTTACCACTAAAATACCATCAATATTATCACCTTCTGCTGAGTCTACAATCCAATTAGTAGTAGGCTCTGTTGCACCAATGATAAATTTGAAGTTTGATCCTGATTTTAATGAAGGTAATGTTACTGTACCTCCACCTGTAGCATTTAGTATAAATACTTTACCACTATCAGCACCTACAAGAGTTTTATTTCCTGTTAAGCTCTCTACCTTTTTAAAAATTCTGGTAGCATCATTTGAAATTGTTGTTGCCATTTTTATTATTAATTATTAGAAATTTTACTTAATACTCTATCTAAAGTTGTAATACCACTTTTTTGCCCATATAAGAAAACTTCTTTTTGTGCTTCTTTCTCAGGATTGTGTTTCACTTTAGGTACTGCAGAAAGCTCCTCTTTAGGCTCTTCTACTTTTTCTTCTTCTACTACTTCTGAAGCCATATCTTGTTTTTTATCTATCATAGCTTTGATCTCTTTGATCATTTCTTTAACTTCTGATAGCTCTTCTTTTGTAGCATATTTCATTTCTTCTTTATCATCTTCTTCAAGCTGTTGCTCTTCTGATAAATCCTCCTCAGCAGGTTCTTCTTCTTTAGCTGCACCAATAGATGCAATGATGCCCTCTTCTTTAACCATAAGAATCTGCCCATCTTCTAAAGTGTACTCACCAACTGGTAAAGCTACTTTTTCATCTTCTGTTATAATAAAAACTTCTTTACCTTCTGATAAAGATTCAGCTTCTATTATAGTACCATTCTCTAAAGTAGCTTGTGCTAATTTAACTTCTTCTGTTTCAATAGAAAGAAGCTCTTTTGCTTTTTTAAGTACTTCTGTTGCTTTCATATTATTACAATAAATTAAATATTAAGTTGTTAGATTTTTATGCTTTCTTTTGAATTATAAACCACTCTGTGCCATCACTCCATATAGCAACACCTTCAAAGGCTTTATTTATTCTATAAGCATCTGTACTGCCATCTAAATCATCACCAGAAGCTGGTGTTACATCTACATGGGTATTTGTAGCAAAAGTACTATCAGATATAAATCTTAAAATTCTGTTTGTACTACTACTTGCTGTTGGTAAAGTATACACTGCTGTACCAGCTCCACCACTCCATGTAAGTTTAATTAAATGTGCATTTGTATAAGTAGATCCACTTAAATCTACTGCTTCACTAGCAGTTGCTGTTTTAGATACTACTATAAGTTTATTTGTAATATCTGCTACTGTAGTTTTTTTAGTAGTTGTTGATTGTACTAAAGGTATTTGTTCTGCTCCTGTTAAGGTGGTGGCTGTTGTAAGCTCACTTATTTTTTTATCTGCCATTATTGGAATAATTTATTTGTGTTTTCTTGTACTATAGGCTCTCTATCTTCTGTATATAAAATATAATGTGTTTTAGTAATTGATCCTATACCTTGTGCTTGGAAGCTACCATCACAACACTTTCTTGAGTATGTACCATCTGGACACAAGCATCCCCTTCTATCATCTTTAGGGCTTGGTGCTTTTTCATTGTATTCTCTCATTTTGGTGCTTTAGGATGTTTAGCTGGTAATAAATCAAAATCACCAGTGTACTTTTTATTCTCAGGCCTACCATTCTTTACTAGGTATAGAAAAGCATTTACTCTTGCAAAAGCCCATTGGCTTGGGTTGTTTACTCTTGGTGAATGTGAAACATTAAATGCACCTAATCCTCTTTGGAATACTGCTTTTAGTTTTCCTACTGTAACACCATACCCTAGCTTATTTTTATATCTTTCATTAAAATCATCTGATTTCTTTTGTAAAGTAGCCTCATCTTCTTTGGATACTTTTGCACCTCTACCTGTAGAAGCATCTCCTTTTGCTGTACCTTCTCCTTTTGGGTTTTTATTAGGTGTATCTGATTTAGGTGCTTTAGGGCTTTTTTTTACACCACCTCTTTCACCTATCTCTGCTAGATTTTTTGATAATGGTACACACTTATGTTTTTGGTAATCTTTTTTATACCCCTTTGGGCATTTGTATTTTTTAAATTCTTCTGCTGTAAGTTTATGTTCTTTACATGGCATATACCAAGTTTTACCTTCAAACTCATGCTCATGAAAATCTTCACACCCTATATCTTTTGCAGCTTCTATAGCCATCTCTTTTGTAGAGTAAGCTAATCTATCATCTATTATTGCAAGTGTGTCATCTATAATCTCAGATTTTAAACTTAACATATCTAAACTTTTTAATTTAGATTCACTCCAAGATTTACCAGATTTACCTCCCCATAGCAAAAAACTTATTGTACCACAAGCCTCATTATCTTCTGGTTTATAATACTCCTCAGCTCTTGATAAATAGCTGTACATTCTTTTTATAGTTTCTACACTTATAGGTTTACCTTGTGCTAATTGTTGTGCCCTGATCTTACCTACTGGTGTTGCACATTTATTGTTTACTTTTTCATTTAATTCAATACCTCTTTTAGCATTGTTCTTTACAGCATCAGGATAATCTCTATAAGATTCCATTTCTATAGTAGTACCCTTTTTATATCTGTTATCTTTTTTGATTATAGCCTTCATCTCAGAAAGTAAGTACTCAGCTTCTTCTTCTTCCCACTCAGCTAGTTTGTTTGGTTCATTAGGCCTTTCTAGTTTATCTGCAAAATAACCTTCTATTGAAAAACCTTTTACTTTACCAGTTTTTACATAATCATTCCATACATCATCATTCTGTACTTTCATTGATAACATCCAAGTACCTTTAGGCATACTCATACCATAAGCTGCACTCTTATCTTTTTTAGGATCTTCTACTAACCAAGATTCTACTGCTACTAAACCACTTAGTGCTTTACCATGTTCTAATGTAGATTTATTATAGTTGCCTCTTATGAAAAATAACTCACTTGCTTTTCTTACAGTATCTCTTGAAAAATATATATAGTAATCTTTGTCACCACTTTTTCTATATATAGGTTTATTAGGAATAAGAGCAGCACCCATAAGGATTCTCTTCTCTTTGTTCACTTCAGCAAATTTAAACTCTTGGTTTTTTAATGCTATAAAGTCCTCTTCAATTGCAGGGTTCTCTACTATAGATACTGCCTCAATTCCTGATACTTCATCATTTTCATCAATAAAAAGCTCTACTATATCCATACTAATACAATAATAATTTTAAGTTTTTGTTACCCTATTGAGGATCCTGTTTCTATTTTTCTATCTAAAGCTTGTTGATTAGATACCTCACTACTTACTACAAATGCTTTAACTGGCTTTTGGTTATTCTCTCCTATTGCTTGTGCAAGTTGGTTTTCTGGTGCAGCTCCTACAATATTAAAAGATGGTGCTTGTGCCTCACCTCTACCACCTCTAGTTGCACCACCACCTATACCACCACCTGCACTTTTTGCTTTACCTACTGCAGATTTTACAGCCAATATAATTCCAGCAGCTTGGGCTGCATATCCTATAAGTAATGGTATGTTTTGTGGGAATCCTACCTTAGCTGTTTGTGCTGTACCCTCTGCAACTGCAACTGTACTTCTTGCTACAGCTTGAGATGAAAAAGCAACAGTTCTACCTACTTCTTGAATTAACTCTTGTGCTATTAAAGCCTGTTTTGCTAAGAAGGCTGCTTTACCTACTTTACTTTCTGCACCTGCTATGGCAATAACATTATCTAAAGAAGATTGTCTAGCTGCATCTAGTTTTAATTGATTTGTAATATCACTTTGTATTAATCTATCTCTTGCTGCTAATTGTTCAGCTTGATTATCTAGTTTTAATTCACCAGTAGCTTTTTCTGTTTCTACTTCTTGTATACCTGTGGCTTTTATTGTATTTACAGTTTGTACTTTTTCTCTTTTAACTGTATCTACCTTACCATCTCTAATCCTTTTTTGCTCTGCAGCTTCTAAAGCTAGTAACTCAGTTTCTTTTTTAAATATATCTTCTTTCTCTGCATTGCTATCTTTTAATTGTTGTAACTCTGCTTCTATAAGTTGTTTTCTAAGTGCATATATTTTCTCTGCTTCTGCACCAGCATCTTGAGCTACTGTAATTTCTCTTTCTAATTCTGATATAGTATTGCTTACTGCTTTTTTAGTTTCTATTGCTGCTCTTTCTGCTTCATCTGGTAGAATACCTAAA